CATTCTCCATTCTCTGACCTAAGATTGTGAGATACAAATTCCTTAATATACCGAACTAATAATTTAATATAGTCCCCTTTGTTCCGTTTGTCAAATACCTTGACATCACCACCAGGAGTAACCATGATAGTGATGAGTTTCTTGACGGGGATACCAGTCAACTCATAGTAAGCAGCAGCATAGAAAGTCTCCTGAACGAAGTAATTTTCTAACCACTCTTCTGGTTTAATCTTTTCGGATGTTTTGAAATCGATGACTGCGAGTTCGCCTTCGTACTCTCCGATACAGTCAACTCTACCAGCTAACCCAAGGTACTCGGAGTATAGAGTCCTCTCTATAGCGTGTATATTATTTATCTTGTCCAGATATGGTAGGGCATGATGAAACATAAACTTGGTCAGAGGTTTGAACTCTTCCCAGTTAATTTCTTTGTTACGCATATACACTTCAACTGCTTCATGGAAATCAGTGCCTCTTGCAGTTGCTTTCTTTGTGATGCGATTTGCTTCCTCAATACCAACTCTCTTACGCCACTTAGCAAAAATCTGTCTGTTATAGAAAGAAGTTACTGACGTAATAGAAGGCACCCATTCTCCACTTGGAAGGTTGTAGAGACGGATGCCATTGGTTTCTTTTTTTGTTAGTTCAAGGTCACCGAGATAATTACAATGCTCAAAAATCATACATTCATTTCCATCTTAGCGAGTAAGTATTCTTTGACCAGTCCAGAGCGGACAATATCCTCTACTCCAAACTCAACGATATCAACCGAGGGCATGATACGCAAGATCTTCATGAAGTCTGCAATACCATTACGCTCTCTATCCTTTAGAAGGTCAGATTGAGTAGCGTCTCCGCAGAACATAATCTTGGAGTCTTGACCAATCCTGGTAATAATACTATCAAGTTCATGATAGTTTAAGTTTTGGAATTCGTCAACAATGACGATTGCATTATCAAGTGTGGTGCCACGAATGAAAGACGTAGACCAGAATGAAATAGTTCCTTGGTTCTTGAGATTACCATACAGCATCTCAAAATCAGAATCGGTAGGCATCTCGAACATGTATTTGACCATGTTCTTGTAAGGGATCTGATACAGGGAGGACTTATCCTCATGATCTCCTGGTAAGAAACCAATCTCTCTGGTCGCTACAAGGGATCTGACGAGATAGATCTTATCGTAAGGAGTCTTCTCATCCAATACATCTTTAAGAGCGTTGTAGAGGGTGATAAAGGTCTTTCCTGTACCAGCACATCCATATGCTACAAGATTTTGATCGTTCTTGTAACAACGAAAGAGTTCTTTTTGATTCTCAGTGAGGGGTGTGATGTCCCTCATCAAGTCTGAATTGATGGGTTTCTTTCTTTTCATGTGTTTGTTGCTCATTCCGAATGGAACTACTGGTTGATTCGTCTTTCTTTTTGCGGGCATAAGCGTGGAGTGTAGGAGTTAGAAGGAGTAGTCACGATGTTTCCGAACCGTGGCACCTGGTTGTTTAGATGCACGGTCCAGAACTTCGTTCCAACCACTCGACTTCGCTTCTCCTGTCCACTTAAACTCTCTCGATTGACCCGCACATCCTTCAGACCAATCTCTATCCCATCCTGGGTTTTCTTCTCTCCACTCAGCATACTGCTTCATGGTCATGTTGAGAGTCTTCTTTTCTTTCGTCTCTAAATTAATAACTGGGTACGTTGGCATAAACGTTCAATCCTTTTCTAATATTTATTAAATCCATTCCATTGCTTCCGCAACGGCAGGGAACTGTTCGCAGAAGATTTCTTTTGCACCCAAAGCAATGTCCATGTGTTCCTTCTGTGTACCATTTGCAGAACGCAAATCGATATAATGGATCCACGATCTTACAGAACCGGTCATGTAAATTTTTGTGGGACAGGCGAGTGGAAGCACAAACCGGGCACACTCCTTTGCAATTTCAGCATCAAGCATTTCTTTGTAGAGTTTCATTCCCTCTTCAAAGTGTCGTTGCATTTTGATCTGGAACTCCTGGCGGACAAACGGGTCAATATCATCAATAGAATTCTGACGATTCTTGGTGTCTTGACGCCGTAGTTCAGGTAGAGGGATCTTCTCCGCGAGTAGGGAAGAATCAGCATAGCGTTGTGAAAATTCTTGATATGTGAACGAACGGTGCCGGAGCACTTGAGCTGCTATGCCTCTGGTAGTATTGATCTCCAGAGTCATGTATGCCTGCTCAAAAATAGACCAGTGCTGATGCTTAACACAATACTTAAGCAGACCAGAAAACTTTTCATTCTCTTGGTTTGCTGGGTTGCTCACACGGGCACAATACGCCATGTGTTTTTCAGCGTCAGGTGTGACACTAATCAGTTTAATCGGGGTATCCGTCATCGTCATTAAAAACTTCGTCGTAATCAGTTATGTAATAATTAGCAGGATCATCAAAGTTCTCCTGCTTAGTCTTGTATGCATCCACATCGGAGTATACCTCAGACTCCAGAGCTTCGACAAGGAGTTTTAGATTCCTTACTATCAGTTTAAGTTTGTCTCTTTCCATAAAAAAATGGGAGGTCACCCTCCCATTCTAACACTTATTCAGTTTTGATGCAACTCACGTTCTATGCAGAAGAACTAACTCTCCATAGATGAAACCAAGAAACGCTACAGACGAAAGGGATACGATCCCAGCGATTTGTAGTGCTTCCATAATTTCACTTGACGTAAGTGCGACCACGATAGCAGTAGGTTCCGTGAGTTTCCTCAGTTGCCTGATGCACTTTGCAATCAACTCCACGATACTTGGTAACGAGGATTTGTGCGTCGTGCAATGCTGCTGCTTTCTCGATTTGGTTTTTGATGAGTGTTAAGGTGTTCATAGTTTACTCCTGAAATACTAGGTGAAAATTAACCTTCTCTGCTTTCGCAGGATCCGTTTTTCCCGTTCCTTCAGTCGTTTGCGTCCCAGTAATAATCACACTCCGGTACAGATTCCTTTACGGTTTCTACCAGTTCTACCACCACTTGTGGTGATAGTTCTGATGTGTTTTTTCTGATCCTGAAGATTAATGAATCAGCATCAGCACACAACATACTTGAAGCGAGTAGTAAATCAATCATGGGATGAACGCTCCGTTCCGCGACTTACTTGCGTCCCCGAAGGGATGAACGACAGGTCTATTATAGACCTCATGCTTTATTTAGTCAAGTAGTTTGGTATAACGCAATACACTTATTATGAAACCTTATCCCAAGGGTGATCTCCCTTAGTGTAAGTAAACCAACCTGTCAAAATATATTTTGTTTCAGTTTTGCTAGTGACTCCATGATGAGGGTGAGTGAAATGCGCTGGCCAAACCAAAAGATCACCAGTTCTTGGTTGAAATTTCTTTTCTTGATTTGGAAAGACAGTATATCCATCATCGTAGACATCATTTAGATAAATCATCCAAGCTAAAATCCTATTTGAATCCTCAAAACCTCCATTTTCACAATGTGTTTTAAAATATCCCTCATTAGGGAGATATTTTTGAACTTTAAAAACAGGGTCTATACCCCACGTTGCAACCAGGTCAACAGAAGAATATTTTTTTCTATATTCTAAAATACTTTCAGTCATACATGATTCAATTGGTTGAAAAAATCTATATTGATCTAAAAAAATCTCTTTACATTTTTTCACCCTCGGATCGACGATACGTTCTCCATCCGTGTTAATAAATTGTCCGTCACAATGAAACTCTGTGCATTCTTCAAACAGTTCAATGTAATGTCCACAACATACTCTGGATGCTGCTGCAGGTTTGTGTAATATAAAATCCACTAAACAAACATTCCTTTATTGGACATGTAGTTCATGGTCTCTTTCAAAGTTCCTCTGAACATACCGATAGAGATCATAGGATACTCTACCTCATCACCAAACTCATCTCTGAATTGTTTTTCAGTGAAATGCTTATCAAGTTTATATACAACTACTTCATCAAGATGAACTGCCCTAAGTAAAGATGATGCTCTCTCACACTCTTGACTACCGTTAGAATAGATTGATACCTGTGTCACTCTTCGTCCTCCTCGTATTCTATTACAACTCGTTTGTACTTTCTACCATTACTATCCACGCAGGTGATATGCCTAATCGTGCCGCCTAATTCATCAGCAACTTCGTGTAGTGTCCACCATGGAACTTGCTTATCAGTCACGTTGCCTCCGCTCTTTGTAGAAATATCTATCAATCTCTTCCTGAGTAGGCACATCAATTCGGAAGGCGAGACCATCCTCCTCAAACTCCTTATTCATCTTTTCATATGTCTCAGGAGTAATTTTTTCAGTCACGTTGCCTCCAATCATCGGGTTTATCTCTTTGAAACCAATCTACAATCTCATCAGCACCATCAAATCCCGTTTTGTGATTGGATGGGTCGGGATCACCTAACCCCATCCTATTCATAAAATCATCAATACTTCCCTCTTCAATATCTTGAGAAGCTTGACGACGTGCTTTCTGTAACCAATCTCTAGCAAGAGT